AAAGGTATTATGACAATTGCCTTAACCCCTTTAAAAGCTGCTTTTTTTGGTCTTAAGTTAGGGGTTCAAGAAGCCCAATTAGCGTTTGAAAAATGGTTGGGCGGAGCTGACCCTCAAAAAATGGCGGAACTAAGGATAGGAATTGGTAAAACCCAAACTGCCTTAGAAGAAATAGCACTTGCTGCTGTTGAATCAGGAAAAGATATTGGAAAAAATATAGGGGATGCTATTGGTGAGATAGGAGCTATTGGTAAGATGGCTATTGAAGGCATTACTGATATAAGTATAAAATCTAACATAGAACTAGCAAAAGCTACAACTGCTGCTGCAAATAGCTCAAAACTAGCAGAAGCAGCAATACAAGGGCTTATTGAAAAGTATGACCGACAAGCAGAACTACAAAGACAAATAAGAGATGATGAAACAAAAACTTTTGATGAAAGAATAGCTGCAAATAAAGAGTTAGGTGATATACTTAATGAACAAGAAGAAGAGATGTTAGCCTTAGCTGACACTAGAGTTGCTTCAGCAAAATTAGAATTATCAGCTAATACAGAGAATATAGAACTACAAGTAGCTTACCAACAAGCGTTAAATGATAGAGCAGGAGTTGAAGCTCAAGTTGCAGGATTCAGAAGTGAGCAAATGACTAATGAAGTTTCTTTAAATAAAGAATTAATTGAGATAAAAAAAGAACTTGGATTAGCAGGTCTTGAAGGTGTAGATTTAGAATTAGCAGAATTAAGAACTGCTTATGAAATGAAGCTAGAAATGGCACGAAAAGCAGGTGAAGATGATATTGCTGTTACTGAGCAATATTTAAAAGAAAAGGAAGAAATAATAACTGCTGCTGATAAGGTAATAAGCGACCAAGCTATTGCGAATGCAAAAGCAGAAGCAGACGCAAAAGCAAAAATAAGAGATGCTAATATCTCTAACATAGAGTCAGGGATAGGTTTGGTAAAATCACTAGCAGGTGAGAATAAAGATATACAAGCAGCAGCGATAATTGCAGAAAATGCAGTAGGTATTGCGAAAACAATTATTGCAACACAAACAGCAAATGCTGGGGCTTTAGCAACACCTCAAGCAATAGCATCTTCAGGGGTAGCAGCCGTACCAGTAATTGCTGCAAATAATATAGCAGCAGCATTATCTATTGCAACTTCAGTAGCAGCTACAGCACAAGGACTATCAGCTTTAGGTGCAGGTGGTGGAGGTGGAGGTGGAGGTAATTTACCAGCAGCATCTCCAGGAGCAGGCGCACAAACACCAGCCCCACAAATGATGTCAGGAGCTTTTGAATTAACGGGTGGTCAAGAAGTAGAGCCTACAAGGGCTTATGTAGTTAGTGATGACATCACAGCAAGTCAGAACGGGCTTGAAGTAATAAGAAGAAGGGCTACAATTTAAAAAACAAATATATTAACTAAATATCTATTATATAATATGCCGTGTACTAAATGTGAAGAAGGAAAATATAAATGGGGAAAAACAGGAGAATGTAAATACGACACCCTTCAAGACTGTGAATCAGCTAACTCTAAATACAATAAAATGCAACCAACACCACTAGGAAAGAAGTCGTATGAAGAATACGAAAAAGAATTAAAAGAATTTAATTTAAGTAAAGTTGAAAGAGTTGAGTTGGCAGTTAAGGATTATAAACCATTAGCAGTTAGAATGGAAAAACTAAATAGTCAGATTAATAAAAATGTAGCTTTTCAACTTGCAGCTTACGAAAAGATACAGAAAGGAGTTAAAATAGCTAAAAATGATTCTTTAGAGGTTAAGACTATTTTAGAAGAAGCAAGAAGTCAATACAAAAAAGATATTCAAGCAGCAAAAGAATTAGGAGTTGATGATTCAATTTTTACAAAAACATTTGGGTTAATAGAAAAATTAGCTGAAAGAAGCAATAAAGATATTGCAGAATTAAAAGTTATAAAATAGTATGTTTGTAAAAAAACATATTATGAAACCATTTACAGAAGAAACGATTGACACAATAATTAGAATAGGAGGTAACGGAACTTTAGAACATTTAATATGACACCAACTAAAATAGTAGAATTAGTAATAGCAGATGATAGTCAAGAACTAGCTATTGATGCTATTAGCTTAGTAAGTTCACCTGCAATAGAACAAGACTTTGTATTCTTTGGTAAAGAGAAAAACAACTTGACATTCGCTAAGGTAGATGAAGAAAAGAGAATGCTTGTAAGTCCTGCACTTATTCCTAATAAGCAGATATTTAGATATGATCCTAACACCGATTCTGACTACTATGTTTATTTTAGTCCTGAAACAGTTAGAAAAGCATCTGAATTATATTTAAAACATAACAACCACCACAAGGCTACTCACGAGCATTCTGAGAGAGTTTCAGGTGTCTTGACTGTTGAGAGTTGGATTAAGGAAGGAGATAGCGACAAGTCAAAATTATACGGATTTGATTTGCCTAATGGAACTTGGTTCGTTAAAATGAAAATAGAGAATGATGAGCTTTGGAGTAAGATAAAAGCAGGCGAGTTGAAAGGCTTGTCAATAGAAGGTTACTTTACTAATAAATTTGAACAAATGCAAAAGAAAGAACCAACAACAGAACAAATACTAAGTGCTTTAAATGAAATAATCTCAAAAACAAATAAATAAAACAAGTTTCTATTATATAATAAGACAAACTCACAATAACAAAAAAATACTATGGATTTAAAAGAAAAAATATTAGTTGCTTTAGGACTCGATAAAGAAGAAACCAAATTAGGCTTCCAAGCGAAATCGGATGACGGAACTATTTTTGTTTCAACTGCTGAAGAACTGGAATCTGGGGTGGACATCTCAGTTTTAACAGAGGACGGGACGACTATCCCTGTAGCAGCAGGAACGTATAAATTAGATACAGGCGTAAGTTTCAGAGTAGAGGATGAAGGAATTGTAGCTGAAGTTTTAGAATCAGAAACAGAAGAAGAAGAAACAGAAGAAGTTGAGGCTGCTGAAGATGATGGTAAAGAAGCAGACGTTGAGGATTGGGCTGGAATGGAAAAGCGAATCCAGAACTTAGAGGATGCTGTTGCTTCATTAAAAGAAGATAAAGATGGTGGTGATGATGAGGTTGAAGAAATGACTGAAGAAGTATCTGAGCCTTCTACAAATCCAAAAACTATAACTACTAAAGAAGTAGTTGAATTTTCAGCAGAAGATGAGTTAACAAAGTTAAAAGCTGAGAACGAAAAATTAAAAACGGAATTAGCAGAAAGTCCTGCTGATGCTCCAATTAACACAAACAAATTTAGTTCAGAAAGAGCTGCTCCTACTAAGCAAGATTTTAAAAGAATGACTAAGCAGGAAAAGTTCCTATACGAACTATACAAATAAAAAATAATAATTTAAAAAAACAAAACTATGGCAATTACAGTAGCTTCAAACTTTACGGGCAAGGCGGCAGGATTCTACATCTCCGCAGCACTTAAGCAATCAAACTCGTTAGATTATCTAACGATGATTGAAAATATCAAATTTCGCAGCAATATCCAAGCTTTAAATCAAACCGTAAATTCGGTTGTGGATGCAACGTGCGACTTTAATGCAGTAGGAACTTTAGCTTTAACAGAAAAAGTATTAGAACCTAAAAACCTTCAAGTTAATATGGACATTTGCAAGGAAACTTTATTATCTTCTTGGGAAGCGTTACAAATGAGAGCAGGGGCAGGCGCTCCACCTCCAGCATCTTTTGATGACTATGTTATCTCTTATATGGGAGAAATTATCGCTCAAGCAACTGAAAACTCTATCTGGGCAGGAACTGCAGTAGCAGGACAATTCAATGGCTTCTTAGGAGCTGTAACAGGTTTACTTTTACCAGCAGTTGATGCAACAGTAGTACAAGATGCAGCAGCAGGTGCTTATACAGCAGCTACAATCATTGGAGAGCTTCAAGGAGCAGTAGCTTCAATTCCTGTAACTACTTTAGGTAAAGAAGATTTACATATCTATATGAGTCAAAGAACTTACCAATACTACATTTCAGCAGTATCTACTTTAGGATATGTAAACGCTTACAATATGAATGGTGATTACGTACCAATGTTTGAAGGGTACAAAATCGCAGTTTGTAACGGAATGATTGAAAA